AACTAAGAGGGTGGGGTTTAGCCCTTACCCTCTTTTTTTCGTATTAAAGGAGAATAACAAACATGGTAGTAATTAAAAAACGTAGCAATGTCATCCCAGTCGATTTTGGTGAATTCCAACTTAACTTCCCTGTATCAGATAGCAATATCCAACGCATGAAGGTTGTTGGTGAAGATTTGCAAGCTAAAGGTGAAGCGTTCCAAAACACTACTGACGAAGAAGCCCTTGGAGCTTTGAAAACATTGGTAGAAGATGGTTTCAATCAAGTATTCGATGATGAAGAAGCGTTTAAACAAGTCTATGCATTCGCTGGTCAGTCAACAATTAACGCTATGTTCTATCTCATTGAAGCCATCAAAGGTATTTCAGAGGAATTTGAAGCCCAGAACTCAAAGGCAGCCCTCGATAAGTATTTGGCTGAGTAATCATGCTCGACCTATCACGAAAACTGACCGACAAGTTAGTTATTGATGATAAAGAGTACGCCCTGGACCTCTCATTTAACAATGTCCTAAAGCTTTTTGAAATGTGGAGAGACGAAGATGTTCCAGAGTTTGTTAAACCACATTTTGGCATTAGGATTCTGACCGGTGAGACCTTGGAAGATTTCACAGTCGAGGAAATGGCAGAGGTGTTTAACGAGGTCTTCGAAGAACATATCAGCCTTTCAACGGTTGAAGACAATCATGTCGAGTATGACCTTGCTGGAAACCCTATGAAGACCGTGGCAAGCAATGGCAAGCAAGAGCAGGCACCTTATGACATTCGTTTTGATGGTGACTATATCTATGCTTCATTCTTGCAAGCCTACGGCATTGATCTATTCGATGTCCAAGGAAAACTTCACTGGAAGAAATTCAACGCTCTACTTTCTGGGCTACCAGAGGGCACTAAATTCATGGAAGTTATCAAAATCCGGAAATGGAAACCACAGAAGGGCGACTCAGCAGAGTACAAAGAGGAAATGCGTAGGCTTCAAAAAGATTATGCTCTCCCTTACGAAACTGTCGAGGAAGATGAAGAATACGAAGAAGAATTTTAGAAAGGAGGGATAATCTATGGCAGATGGTACAGTCACCATAAAGGCGTTATTCGATGGCAAAGACGCCGAGAGTGGAGCTAAACGCATTAAGGGAGCTTTGGAAGGCTTGAAAGGTTCAGCCGGCAAGGTTGGGTCAGTGTTTAAGTCTGTATTAGGTGCTAATCTAATCGGTGGTGCCATTATGGGCGGTATTAGCGCCCTTGGTAACGGCATGAAATCCATGGTAGGTGAGCTTAACAGCTCGACCAAGGCATGGAAGACCTTTGAAGGAAACATGCAACAAATCAACATGCCTACCGACCAGATTAAACAGGTCAAAGGCGAGTTGCAAGATTTTGCGACCAAGACCATCTATTCAGCGTCCGACATGGCTTCTACTTACTCACAGTTAGCGGCAGTTGGAACCAAGAATACAACGGAACTTGTTAAAGGTTTCGGTGGTCTTGCAGCAGCGGCAGAGAATCCACAGCAAGCCATGAAGACATTGAGCCAACAAGCAACCCAAATGGCTGCTAAGCCTAAGGTTCAATGGCAAGACTTCAAACTGATGCTAGAACAAACGCCTGCCGGTATTGCGGCGATTGCGAAAGAAATGGGCATGAGTACCGCTGAAATGGTGCAAGCAGTCCAGGACGGCAAGATTAAGACTGAGGACTTCTTCGACGCCATTGCTAAAGTGGGTAACAACGACACTTTCAGCAAAATGGCCACAGAGTTCAAGACCGTTGACCAAGCTATCGACGGGATGAAAGAGTCTCTAGCTAACAAGCTAATGCCACAGTTTGAAAAACTCAATCAAATTGGTATCAAGGCAGTCGTTGGACTTACTGATGCATTAGAAAGAGTTGATATCAACGGAATTGCTGACAAGATTGGCAGTGGATTGCAATCGCTTTGGAAAGGCTTCTCAAATACAGGAGCTTTGAAAAATCTGGGTGCAACCTTTACTTACATCTCAAGCTCAATCAAGCAGTTATTTAGCAAGATTGATGGTAGCAAGCTCATGCAGGGCATTGGCTCAGTCTTCGGTGACATTGCTAACGGTATCTCACAAGCCTTGAGTGTTGCTACGACATCAGTTAGAAGTTTCATCAGCTCGTTTGCTGACACTGGAGCATTTCAGTCGTTCAAGGCAGCAGTGCAAGATACATGGAACGCACTTAAAACCATTGGTTCATCACTTGGTGAGGTGCTCGGTAGCTCACAAATGCAGTCTATCATTTCTGGTATTGGCTCAGCTCTTGGAACGCTTGTAAACTGGATATCTCAAGCTATTTCAGCGGTATCTAAGTTTGTCAGCTCATTGCCTCCGGGTGTGCTTAACGGTATCACCAGCGGTATTTTAGCAATGGTAGCAGGTTTCATGACTGCCAAGGCTGGCATTTCTGCCGTTAGTGCCGCTATGAAAGGGCTGGACTTCCTTAAAGGTCTCAATCCGTTCAAGAAGTTCGGGGCCGATGCAGCAGAAGGGATGGCTCAAGCCGCAACTAGTGCAAGTAGCGGCAAGAGCAAGATTGCTCAAGTGTTTGAGAGTATCGGTGGTGTGATTAAAAACGCTGGTTCAGCAATTTCACAAGCTGCCAAAGGTATCGGAACGGGTATCTCTACAGCATTTAAGGGAATTGGTACGGCTATCAATATCGCCTTACAAGGTTTAAGAGGTCTCAACCCAGCTACATTGCTTTCATTCGGTGCATCCGTAGCCATTGCCGCAGTCGGAATCGGTGCTGGTATTGGTATTATCGTTGCATCATTCACCCTTTTGGCGACTCAATCCCAAGGGGTTTCGCAAATTCTAAACGCTATCGGTTCAGCGTTCGGAACTGTTGTCGAATCTATCGGTAAGGCAGCTGGGTCTATCGTTGAAGCGTTCGGGACTGCTTTTGCAACCGTAATCACGGCGGTAGGACAAGCTGCGCCAGGGCTAGCTAAACTTTCACCACTTGTTGAAGCTATCGGCACTGCTCTAGGCAATGCAGCACCATTCATTACGGCATTTGGTAACGCTTGGACATCCATTCTGGGAACGTTGCCAGCCATCATCAGTGCATTCGGTGGATTAGCTACAGCTCTAGGTTCTGCAATCAGTGCAGTAGCTACCGCAATCACTCCGATTGTTCAAATTATCGGCAATACAATCACGGCAGTAGCCCAGATAATTGCTAACGCTATCGTGGCAATCGCACCAGTTATCGCTAATTGTATTGTCCAAGTTGCTCAAGTAATTGGCCAGTTTGGGCCACAGATTGCAATGGTCTTACAAGTAATTGTCCAAGCCATTCAAGCAACAGCACCAGTCATTATGACCTTGATTCAAGGGATTGTGACAGTGGTTCAAACACTCGCACCAGTCATTAGCCAAGTGATTTCTGCCATTGTTACGGTTGTTCAAACTCTCGCACCTATCATTACCCAAATCATTTCAGCGATTGTTACAGCTATCACTCAAATCGTTCCTATCATTACAGCAATCGGTGGTGTGATTAGTGCTGCATTTAGTGGCATTGCCTCAGTTGTTTCAGCAGCAGGGATGGCAATCGCTACCGCTGCAATGGGTATCGGTACGGCTATTAGTACGGCACTTAGTGGCGTTTCTGGTGTCATTTCCGCTGCCGGTTCAGCTATCGGTGCAGCTTTGCAGGGAATCGCTAGCGTGGTGCAATCAGTCGGTACATCAATCAGCACAGCGGCTCAAGGTATCGGAAACGGCATTAAGTCAGCGTTTGAAGGTATTTCAAGTGTTATTACATCCGCTGGTAGTGCAATTAGTAGTGTATTGAATAGCTTGGCTAATGTCTTCAACTCAATTGGTACAGCCGCACAAAAAGCGGGGTCTGGATTCAATCAGCTTGCCAATGGTGTCGTTAAGATTACCAATACCAATCTTGCGGACATGGCTGCATCTCTTGCAGCGGTAGCCAAAGGTGTCGGCTCTATCGGTGATAATTCAGCAGGACTTGCTCAAGCTGGTACTGGTATGACTAAGCTCGGAGATGGTATGAGTAAGGTTTCTAGCTCAGCATCTAGTGCTGTTTCTGGATTGACGTCATTCTCAAGCACGATTACAAGTATTCAGTCATCATTTACTAACTTACAATCATTGTTGACCACAGCAGGTACTGCATTCAGCACGTTCTCAAATCAAGCTAGTCAATCGCTTGCTGGGTTAACTGCTATTGTAGCCCCTATCACAGCGTTTAGAACGCAAATCATGACACTAGCA